CAAAGTCCGGGCCGGCCGCCGCCAACGAAGTGCGGCGGCTGATGTCGACTGTCGACAGGGTGTGCACGCCGGCGCTGCCGTTGACGGCGTAGTCGGAGGCGCTGCCGCCGCCCACGGTGGACCAGGCGGAGCCGACGTCGGGCGTGCCCCAACTGCTGGCAGCGACACGGGTGAACGTGTCGGTCAGCCAGTTCGTCACGCTCGTGACCCGCATCGTTTCGCCGCCGGCACGGACATCGAAGGGCCAGTCCGCCGCATCGGTCGTCCACAGCATCGACTGTCCGGCCGACGGGATCACCGTCAACGCGGTGTCCGACGAGGAGACGGCGGTGAGGAGTTCGGAGCCGTCGATGTCGATCCGCGTGTCCGCAGTGTCCAGGACGCCGATCGAGTTGTAGGGGGAAGCAGGCTGGCAGGTGAAGGTGAGGCGGTGCTCGAAGTGGGTGATCTCCTCGGACAGTCCGAGGATGAGCTGGTCGATGGTGTCCGGGCCGACCCATTGCGGTGGGCCTGTGACCTGGAGGCGGTCGCCGATCCGCAGGGCAAGGATGGCGCGCCGCATGTCCGGGGTGATGCTGGGGTGGGCCAGGTTGACGGAGATCTTGGGGAAGCGGTCTTCGTCCACAGTGCCGAGCCGGACCCGCCACGCGGCGTGGTCCCGCAGTGTTCCGGCCGCCGTGCTGGCGAGGTTCAGTATGACGGGGCTCTCCGAGTTCGCCCCGTACACGCCCACACCGGCGGGCGGCGGCGCCGTCGATACCGGGCCGGTCGTCTCCTCGTAGGTTGCGGTGACTCCGTTGACGGAGACCACAACCTTGTTGGCGAGGTAGCGGTCATCCTCCACAGGCGTCGGAATCTCGCTCAGGTTGTGGCCGGTGTAGCTGAGGATGAGCGCCGGGTCCTGCCGGTACAGCGAGGCGCGGGTGCGGTAGCCGACACCGAGCGTGGACCGGCTCTCGTACAACAGGCCCCCATCGGCGAAGGCGGCCTCCCTGATGACGCCGAGCGCGTTCTGCTTGGTCTGCGGGCCGAGCGCCACCGTGTCGTCCAGGTCGCCGACCCAGTCGAACGGGATGCCCTCCTCGGCGCACAGGCGCTGGATACGGCGGCCCGCCGCCTCGCCGGTGGGCTGAATCGCCCGGCCCAGGTCGGTGATGCTCGTGACCGTGGTCTGCACCGTGACGTGGCCGACCGCCGCCCCGATGACGCCCGCACTGCCCGCGAGGGTGGCTGGGGCCAGCGACACGGCCAGGGCGCGCGACATGCTCGTGGCCGTATGCGTGAGCGAGGCACTGTCCGTCACGCCCGACGCAATGTCCAACACCCGGAGCGTCGACGTCAGCGTCGTCCCGGAGATCGAGTTCTCCAGCGACACCCGCAGCAGGCGGCCACGCACGTCCATCGAAAGCGACGCCGAGTTCAGCGGCGCCTCATCGCCGTCGTACGTCTGAACGCTGAGAGTGCCGGCCCCGCCGTAGGAGCCGAGGCCGCCCGGCGGGTCGTTGTAGTGGATGTCGAAGTAGTTGAGGAGCGATATGCCTGCGGCTACCTCCGCCACCTGCAGACGGGAGATGACGTCCAGGTCGGAGAAGCCCACCGCGGGCACGGCGAGGAGGAAACGCACCTGGTACTGCGTCACCGCGGCCGTGTCGTAGCGGACGATGCCGCCGCTGAGGGAAGCGCCCGTGAGGGTGGGCAGCGGGTCGGACGCCCCGAACCCCGTGTAGGCGGCGAGGTCGGGATTGCCTGTCCACGTCATCGGTGAGCCGTTGACCAGTGCGGATGCTAGCTCGACGGAGCTGTCGACGTCCTCGCACGGCCAGTACGCCACCAGCCCTGTCAACGGGGGTGCCATGACCGCGTTGTAGATGATCGACCGCTCCGGCGGCGGTGCCTGCGACAGGCGTTGCAGCAGTCCGTCCGCGTTGACGTCGACCCACACGTCGTTCCCCGACGGATCCCAGCCCTTCGGCCACTTCGAGATTTCGGCCTGCTGCCGGTAGCTTTTGCCGCCGTTGCCGTCCGGGACGCTGATGCGGACGGGGGTGTTGCGGCCGATCAGGCCGTAGTACGGGCCGGTCGGATTACGGCGGGTGAAGCGGCTATCCCGGTTGTTCAGCGGCAGCGTCGAGCGTGCCTGCTCCGTCTCCGAGCCCTCGTCCCGGATGCCGTAGTCGATACTGATGCGGCCCTGGTTGTCGCGGACCATCACATACGGGGTGATGTCGACCCACGCGCCGCTGATGAGCATCTCGACCTGTACCGGCTCACCATCGGACGCCTCCCCCGACGCCCGCACCGGGCCGGGAAGGTTGGCGAGACGGCGCCGGAACGCGGCAGCGAATGGGGCGAGGTTCGGCATGGGGTCAGCCCACCTCCTGGAACGTCACCCAGCAGCGCATGTCAGCCGCCGTGGTCGGCGTCGTCGCGCGGACCCGCAGGAAACGGGACACGGCAACGATGGGCCGGTCATCCGGCATGAACGTCCGCACGTAGCACAGGCCCGACTCGCCCGACACCGACGACAGCGACACCGCATCCAGAGGACGCGCGGCGGTGATCACGCCCTCGCTCGTCGACGTGTAGCCGGTCGCCGAAGTGCCCAGCGTCAGCAGCGACGCCGCCCCGTTCGGGTCCAGGTTGAAGACGCCTGCCGCGACATGCTGGGTCACGGTAGCGGCCACGTTCGTGTCGATCAGCTCGACCACTCCGTCCGCACCCGGCGGGTCGTCGACAGAGAACCCCCACTCCAGGATCTGAATCTGCCGCGTGGCGGGTGTGGCCAGTTGCAGCATCGTCTTGATCGCGGTTCCGGTCGTCACCGATGCCAGCGCGGCTGTCGTCGGCGCCGGCCCGTTCCATGTCGTGTACGGCACTTCTCTCCTTAAGGCTGTCGGCGTCCGGTCAGGACGACCTGGGCATTACCGCCGCGCGCGTTGATCGCGCTGCGAAGTTCGGACAGCAGGAACTCCTCGTACTTGCTGTTGCTGGTTCCGCGCAGTTCGACGACGACGCGGACCTCCTGCGGGCCGGCGGTACCTCCTCCGGCCGCACCTCGGCGTGGGGTGTTGAGCATCGACGACCACGGCGCCTCCGTCTTCCGCCGGCTGTCGGCGTTCGACCACACCCGCGACCCCGACGGCAGGTCCAGCAGCTCCGGCCCCTGCTCGCCCACCCACGTCAGACTCGACCGGATGCCGCCCGACGCGGCCGCGCCCACGATCCCGCCCGCCGCCTTCCTGCCGAGCGTCTTCCCCAGCGTCTTGTCTAGGGACTTCGCCAGCGCGGCCATCGTCCGCTCCAGGCGGTCCTGCGACGCCTGGAGCTTGTTCACCGACACGGTCTGTGTCTTGATCGCTGCTGCGTACATTGCGTCAGCGGTCGTGCGGCCCGCGCTCGTTGCCGACGTGTTGATCTGCGACTGCAAGTTGTTGATGGAGCCGATCTCCGACGACGACGCCGACATCAGCGCACCCGCCGTCTCCAACCCGCCACCCTCAATGCCCGCCTCGGCGATCTGCTCCAACAGGCTCGCCGTCAGCCCCTTGCTCTTCAGGTCGGCCAGCGCACCCGAGAACGCGGACGCCTTGTCGCGGGAGGCGGTGAGACCGGACATGATGGAACGCGCCGTCGTCAGGCCGCTGCCCGAGGCGCCGCGGGTGATGTTCGCCGACGTCAGGATGCCGGACTTGACGCCAGTCGCCATCTGCGCGGACGCGGTCCGTAGATCGTTGAGCTTGTCCTTCGCCTTGCCCAAGGACGCGTTGACGCCCGTGAGGGCCTTCTCGTGGGCGATGAGCTTCTTACCCACCGCGTCCAGGATGTTGAGCAGCCGCGACTCTGTACGGCCGCCCGTCTTGTCCTTGATGCGGGTCCGAACATCGGCGAGCGTCGACGTCAGCCCGGACATGTCCGACGGCGCCGACAAACCCTTGAGCTGACCGGAGGTGAGACCGCCCTTCGCGAAACCGGGAATCTTGTTGTCGTTGATCGCTTCCAGCAGCGGCAGGTACTTCTTCGTGGACTTCGCGTTCACCACGAACTCGGTGTCCGACACCGCACCGACCGCGCCCGAAGCGAAGAACGCGAGGATGTCGTCGCTGGTACCCGTACCCGGCCCGCTCAGCATCCCGTTGGGCGCAACCTGCACGTCGCCGCCCTCGGCGTACCGCGGCATCCGGCCGCCGGCCGCCTTGCCGACGATGTCGTGGACGCTGCGGTAGGTCTTGCTGTTCGTGATGATCGAGTTGATCGTCTTGTTGTAGAGGTACGTCGTTGCTGTCTTGCCGTTGAGCCGGTTCAGCGCGGACGACACCGAGCTGATGCTGCCGAGCGCCTGCCCGTTCGCTGTGAACACGGCTGTGCGACCGTCCGGCAGAGTCCGCGTTTTCAGGCCCACCGCTTCCAGCGCCGCGATGGCCGCGCCATTCAGCGTGGAGACCACGACTTCCTTCGAGTCTGGCGTTGCCTGAACAGCTG